TCTCGCGCGAATGGTATCGGTTTTTCTTAAATCTGTTTAATCTGACTGGCGGCGGCAGTAATGTAACGTCGCTAACTGATTTGCAACTTGGGCCGCCCACGCCGCAACAGGAAGACTTGGTTGACATTATTATTGATGTCGAGGCGACTAAAATTCAGCCGACTGAAGAATCGGCTAATGAGCAGATTGCTGAACTTGCCAAGCAAGTTGAAGGGTTGTTAACTGCGTCTGTTCCGCCGGTTAATTTTTTAACCAGTGGGTCTTCTATTTTATACGGCGACAATTTGGGCGGTTTTAGCAACGTCACAATTGGGTCGGGCGTATCGTTTAGTGGAGGTACGTTAAGCGCCACTGGTAGCGGCGGTACAGTAACTGCGGTAACTGGCGTAGCGCCCATTACATCAACAGGTGGCACTACTCCGGCTATTGGCGTTACCGCCTCTGCGCTGACCAAAGTTGACGATACTAACGTTACGCTGACTTTAGGTGGAACACCAGCTACATCTTTGCTTGCCGCCACTAGCTTGACATTGGGTTGGACGGGCGAATTGGCCGCTACGCGCGGCGGCACAGGGTTTGGCTCCTATGCAGTAGGCGATATTTTGTACGCCAACACAACTACTACACTGGCAAAATTGCCCGATGTCGCAACTGGTAATGCGTTGATTTCTGGCGGTGTAGGTGTGGCTCCTGCATGGGGTAAGATTGGGCTAACTACGCACGTATCGGGAACTTTGCCGGTAGGCAACGGTGGCACAGGAACGGCTACGGCATTTACTGCCGGATCAGTTGTGTTTGCTGGCGCGTCGGGCGTTTACAGCCAAGACAACGCAAATTTCTTTTGGGATGCGGCAAACGTTCGTTTAGGTATTGATACGGCATCACCTGCTTGCGCGCTTGATGTTGCTGGCGGCATTCAAACAAGCCGCACTAGTGTTACATCGCCCGCTACAACAGACGGAAATATTTTTAGCGGGACGTATGTGCCGACACAGGTAAGCACAAACACAAACGTGGATGCTGTGACGTTTAGTACTTCCCACTATATGCGAGTTGGCAACACAGTTACGGTAGGCGGACAAATTAGTATTGACGCAACAACTGCAGCAACAGATACAATCGTAAAGATGTCATTCCCCATCGCAAGTGCTATTTCATCCAACAGACAATGCGGAGGAACAGGGTCTTCTTTGACAACACCTTACGCTGCAAATAATATGTCAATTTTTGCAAACACAGCAGACGATTGCGTAGAAATTCGCCTTCGTCCAAGTCTTAACACTAATTTAGCTTACGCCTTTTCATTTACGTATTTGGTGATTTAATGGTTGACTCATACACACTTAACTGGGCAGAACAAAAGCTAATTGTCACTTTTGAGGATGGCACGACCAAGGAATACACACAAGCTACTAAAGATCAGTACCTTGCTAATCATCCTGATCGCGTTGAAGACATCATTGCAATGAATTGGTAATGTAAAAGTAGGGAATTAAGCAAAGGAAAAATTATGACCGTTACCGTTAAAGTATTAATTCCTGCTAAGACGGCAGAAAATAGCCAGACCACGCAGTACACGGCGACCGGCGTGACGACCATCATCGACAAATTTACAGCGACCAACTACAGCGCCAGCGCGGCTACCATTAGTATTAACTTGGTAACAGGTGCTGATACGGCAGGTAACCAAAACTTGATTACCAAAACGAAAACATTGCAGCCGTCCGAAGTCTACACGTTTCCAGAAATTGTAGGCCAGGTCTTGGCACCCAGCGGTTTTATCTCTACTATCGCGGGGACTGCAAGTGCTATTAATATTCGGGCATCTGGCCGCGAAGTGACGTAAAGTATGGGCGCGATTGAACTTTTTGACGCGGATGGCACTGCGGTAGTTACCGCAGAAGTCATGCGTGAAAAAGTTGTTGCGTTGCAAGATGTGCTGTTAGAAATGCCGCAGGCCGGTATTGTGACCACGCACACATTTTTGCCCGGCGTGTACGAACGTAAAATTACCGTGCCGCCTTGGACAGTATTGACCGGGGCCGCGCATAAAACAGGTTATCGCGTGCGGCTGGAAAAAGGCACGATTGCGGTAAACCGTGAGACAGAAGTAGTTGTGCTAACAGCGCCAGTTGAGTTTGATGCAAAAGCAGGTGAACAACGCGCGGGGCGTGTGTTTGACGATGAAGTTGTTTGGGTAGATATCTATGACAATCCAGATGACTGCCAAGACTTAGATGTACTTGAAGACCGTCTGTATGTAGTGCCAGACTGTGGGCTAGGTGACGCCCGTAAACGGCTGGCGCTTAAAAATGAAACTGAAAGTGTGAAGGAATTGTCATGGCCGGATGGACAGCAGGCGCAATCATAGGTGGCGCCGTAATTGGCGCGGGGGCTTCTAAAAGCGCAGCTAGATCGCAAGAACGCGCAGCAGACCGTTCAACGGCCGCGCAAGAGCGCATGTTTGAGAAACAGGTTGAACTGCAAGAGCCGTTTCGCAAAGTCGGCGTCAACGCGCTGCCTGAGTTAGTAGAGGCGTCCAAATACACGCCCTTCACTATGCAGCAGTTTGAAGCAGATCCTGGCTACGCGTTCCGGCTGCAAGAAGGTCTGAAGGCCCTTGATCGCACGGCAGCCGCCAGAGGCGGTTTGTTGTCAGGCGCTACGCTAAAAGGTGCGCAACGCTATGGTCAAGAGCTTGGATCGCAAGAGTTCACTAATGCGTTTAACCGCTACCAAATGGAACGTCAAGCGCGTTTGAACCCACTGCAATCGTTGGCCGGCATGGCTCAAACATCCGCCAATACGTTGACTGGCGCGGCAGGCCAGCTAGGACAAAACATCGGCGCCAACATTATTGGTGCTGGTAATGCCCGCGCGTCCTCTTATATAGGTGGGGCAAACGCGGTGTCTAATGCTTTGAGCCAAGGGTTGAACTACTACCAGAATCAACAGCTGATGAATCGTATGTTTCCGCAACAAGGTGGCAGTACGATGGGCCCCGCGTATCCAGCGGGTATATACAACCCTACTGATTTGGCGTAAACGACTATGGCACAAATCGATCCGTCTATCGCGATGGGTTTTCGGCCGGTTCAAATTGAATCGCCGGTAAACCAAATGGCTGCTATTGCGCAACTGCGCAGCGCGCAAGAAGCGTCGCAGATGAACGCGCTGAAGATGCAGGAATATCAGCAACAACAGCGAGATAAAAACGCTTTAGCGCGCATCATGGGCGAAAAAGGCTTAGAGTTTGGTTCAGATGAATTTATGAACCGCGTGTTGGCTGAAGCACCAAGCCAGTACGAAGGCGTTGCTACTCGCGCAGCTCAGCGTGCGGAAATAGGCGAAAAAGTAGAAGAGCGCAAGTTTAAAAATTTTGAGCGCAAGTTTGCTTTGTTTAAATCGATCGTACCTAACATTAATTCTGAAGGCGGCGTCTACCAGTACATTCAAGCCGCGTACAACGACCCTGACTTAAAACCTGTTCTTGAAAAAATTCAGCCGCTTGAGGCTGCATTGGAAAGTAATGTAAGTGCGTTTTACAACAACCCAGAAGAATGGCGGATGCGTTCAAGCGGCGTGCCGGCGGAAAAGATGGCTGAGTTAGCGTTGCAAAAAGAACGCGCCCGACGTGAAGAAGCGCGGCTCGATTTGGAAGGCCAGCGAGTGGAAGAAACTCAGCGGCACCAGAAAGCAATGGAAAGTATTTCTGGCACAACTGCTGAGCGTCAACAGAAACAATTGGAAGAAACGCAGCGCCATAACCGCGCGATGGAAGCGTTGTCGGCTCGCCGCGAGTCTACAGACAGAAACAAAGTCGCGAATACCGTGACCGATGACCAAGGCAACGTCACATTCTACAATGCCTACGGCGAAAAACTGCGCACGGAACCTAACGCTGGCAAACGTAGCCCAACGCTTATTAAGCAAGAACAAGCAGAGCAAAATCTTAGCCGCGATATTGCCCGCACCACTAAAGAATTGGCGGAAATTACTAAAGATGGCGGCTTGATTGACCAATCAACCGGTAGTGGTGCCGGACGTCTTGCTGATATTGGCGCTCGATTTGTTGGGCGGGCTACAGAAGGCGATATTGCAATTACTAAGCTAAAGCCGATTGCTGACATGGTGCTGAAGATGGTGCCGCGCTTTGAGGGCCCGCAATCTGATAAAGACACACAGTCTTATAAAGAAGCTGCGGGTCAGTTGTCAGACCCTTCATTGCCAACTACGCTTCGAAAAGAAGCGGGCAAAACTATTCTTCGCTTAATGAGAGAGCGTAAAGATCAATTTGCTGGCGAAGGCATGGACACAAGCCCTAACCAACGCCGCGCGGCGCCGCCTCCACCGTCAGGTTTTGTAACGGATAAAAAATAATGGCTCTGGAAACCGCAACCAATCCTGAAACTGGCGAGCGCGTCGCGTTTGTTAATGGACAATGGCGGCCTATCACGCAGTCGGCTACCAACAAAGAAGGCGTCAAAGCCTACCTTGTTGACGACAACTGGGTGTCTGATATCCCGCTGCCTGCCGCCCCAGAAGAAACGTCGGCAGCGCCCAGCGAAGTGCCCGGCCCTCGCGTGCAGCCGCCTGCATGGGCTAAAGATTACCCCGGCCTATATCAAGGCGCGCGTACTGCTCGAGAGGCGCTCGGCCCAACCGTAGAAGCGTTAGGCGCTGTGGGCGGTGCGGTAGCGGGTGCGCCTGCTGGTCCTGCTGGGGCTGTGGTGGGTTCGGCAACTGGTTACGGTGCAGCTACCGGCTTGCTGCGTCAGGCCGATATCGCGTTAGGCAACATCCCTGATATGACGCCAGCAGAAGGAATTACCGCTGGCACACGTGATTTGCTGGTCGGCGCTATCTATGAAGCGGGCGGTCGCGTGGCGGCGCCCTACATCGACAAAGCTCTGCAGATGGGCGGACGCGGTATGGGTTGGCTGTACGACACCCTGTCCGGCCAGATCGGCTCACAAAAAGCGGCCAGAATTCTGCGCGACTCATTAGGTGTAGACATAGGGGCGGCACGCGCGTTAGCTCGCAGCTCACCGACGGACGTGACCGCTGCTCAGTCAATCGCTGGCTTGACGTCGCCTACTACGCAGGCACTGCTTGAGCAGGCTGCTAAGCGTGACCCTCGCTACTTGTTGACGACCGCTGAAGCGCAGGAAGCTGCGCGGCTAAACCAGCTTGCTGAGCTGGCTGGCGCCGAGACACAAACAGGTGCCAGAGGCGTACAGAAAGAAGCCAAGAAAGAACTGCGCAACCGACTAATTCCGCAGCTTGAAGTCGAAATGGCGGCAGCCAACACCGCTGGTCAACTAAAGCCTGCTTTGGAAGCACAAGCCGAACGCATGGGCACGGTGGCGGCGGAAAAGGTCGGCGACGTACGCCGCATGGCGCCTGCTGCCGAACGACTGGCTAAAGCCGGTAGTGAAAGAGGCGCGATCGAGCGCGGTATGCCTGTGCCGGGCCGCTATACTTATGAAGGTGAGTTAGCTAAGCGAGCCGACGATGTGGCCACACAAGCTGCTGAAGGTTCGCTGGTGTTTGGTGAAGCGTCACGCTTTGCGACCGCTGCCGCTAATAGCTTGGAAGCCCACGGTCTAAAGCCATTGAAGGGCGACGCTATCACAGCCAACATCGAGAAAACGCTCGCTGACCCTCAGATCGCACCTGGTAACCGTGACTTGCAACGCGTCTTGCGTCGGGTAGCCGCAGACATCCAGCAGTGGACTAACGTGGGCGGTGTAATTGACGCATGGGCGTTGGACACCATCCGTAAGAATTCCGTCAACGCGGTTGCCAAGCAGTTGCATCCGAACGACCCTAACGCGCAGAAAGAGCTTGCCGCGATGGCGTTGGACAAGGTTCGCCCTGCGATCGTTAAAGCGATTGAAGACGCAGGTGGCACCGGCTACGGCGCGTACCTTGATGCGTACGCATCGGGGCTAAAGGCTGTCAGCGAGAAGAAGATGTCGGCCAAGGCGCTGCAGATGTACCAGACCGACCCGAAAGCGTTTGTCAAACTGGTCGAAGGCAACAGCCCGAAAGAAGTCGAGAAGGTCTTTGGCTCGGGCAGCTACGACATTGCCAAAGAGATAAGCGACAAGGCGATGACGACCTTAAAAGGTGTTGCAGGCGAAATCAAGCGCGACATTCGCGTAGGCGAACAGGCAGCGGCTGGCCGCGACGCGTTGCGTGAGCTGCTAGAAGCCAATCAGTCAAGATTTAGGTTGCCGAATTTTGCGTTTAGCCGTACGGCCACTGCAACCAATACGGCGTTAGATGCGCTAGAGAAAAAGCTCGGCAAGAACGTCATGAACAAGTTGACGGAAGCGTCCAAGTCTGGCCAAGATATGGCTAGGCTGTTAGATACGCTGCCGGCTGTGGAGCGCAGCACGGTCTTGCGTGCGCTGAACAATCCGCAAGAATGGGCCGTGATACCTAAAGAAGCTAGAGGTGCTACGGTAAATCTTTTAGCGCCAGAAAACCGAAACGAATTAAGGAGATGATTAGTGGACTCGCAAGTGCTTTTCAATATCGCAGTTGCGATTGCCGGATTTTTTGGCGGCTGGATATTGAACAACATCCACAAGTCGATTGACCGGCTGGACGTAGACGTGCGCGCTATGCCGCACGTTTATGTCAGCCGTGAGGACTACCGCGACGACATGCGCGAAGTAAAAGAAATGCTGGGCAAGATTTTTGATCGGCTAGAGGCCAAGCAAGACAAGTGAGGTGGATCCGCTAACCTTACTGGCGGCGGCTAATGCTGCAGTCGCCGCAGTCAAAAAAGGCTGCGAGCTGTACAAGGACATCAAGAATGCCAGCGGCGAGGTGTCCGACGTACTGAAGGATTTGCGTGCGCAGTTCGATAAGGTAACGAACGGTAATCCGACAGTTGAGCAGAAGCAGAAGTACAACGCCGAGGTGCAGCGCGTCCAGGAGATCGCCAAGGCTGACCCGAACGACGTATACACCGAAATCGGCGAGCAGCTCGGCAAACTGATGGACAGCTACGACGCGCTAAGTAAGGCGCTGTTGGCTGAGCAGGTGGCAGGCAAGAAGGTGTACAAGGGCGAGGAGAGCATCGGTCGTCGGGCGCTGCGGCGTATCATCATCACGACACGCTTAGACGCCATGCTGACCGAGATACGCGAAACGATGGTGTACCGTAGCCCACCGGAATTATCTGGACTGTGGGGTAAGTTCGAAGAAATGTGGCAGACGATCGTTGCCGAGCAAGAAGCGGCGCACGCAGAAGAGCTTAAACTGATTCAGATGGCGAGATGGCGACGCAGAAGAAAAATAGCGGAACTAAGAGCCAAAGCAACTTGGATTTCAGCAGTCGTTTTCGTAGTGCTGTGGGCGGTGGGTCTGATGTGGCTAACGACAAGAAGCGCGACAATGAAGACGTCCCTTGGGGCTTACTGATTACCGTCATGGCGGTGCTGCTGACCTTCTTCGTCGTCATGCCCGTATTAGCGTTCATGTATTACGACATGTACTACGCCACCCAGGCGGCGATGACCGAAGTCAAAAAGATGAAACAACTGCGGCGTGAAATACAGGAAGAACGACTTTACGGAAGGTAGACCATGCTAACACTCATCTCAACCATCGGCGGCTACATCGTCGCGTTGTTCCCCCGCCTGTTCGACATCCTGCAAGACCGTGCGGACAAGAAGCACGAACTAGACATCCTGCACATGCAGATGCGTCAACAGCTCGCGTTAACCGAAAAGGGTTACTCGCCTTCGGATAAGACCGAAGAGGTGCGCGAGAACGACGAGCAGGATCACCAGCAGTACATGGCGCAGACCGCCGCGATCTACAGCAACCAAGAGAAGATGCTCGAGTCGTCCTCCCAGTGGGTCAAGGACATGACCGCAGCCACGCGTCCGTTCGTTACCTTCATCTTCGTGTTCGAGCTGGTGCTGATCAACTTGCTGACCATGCTCTGGATATTCGTCCACGGCGACAAGGTCACGTCGATCGGCGAGTTCATCCAGATCATGGAGATCGTCTTTGACGCCGACGAGATGGCGCTACTGGGCACCATCATCGCTATGTGGTTCGGCAGCCGTGGCAACAGCAAGGCAGGTAAATGAAGCTGCCCGAGGCAACGATTGCGATGATCAAACACCATGAGGGTGTTCGATACAAGCCTTACAAGTGCCCGGCGAAGTTGTGGACGATCGGGGTAGGCCATGTGCTGTACCCCGAGCAGGGTAAACTGCCCGTCGATCAGCGCGACAAGTTCGCACTAAAGATAGAGGACTTCCGTGTATTTAGCAAAGAAGAAGTTGATTCGATCCTTGCGAAAGACCTACAGCGTTTTGTCACTGGCGTTCTTCGCTACTGCCCTGACCATCTTAACGATAATCGCTTGGGAGCGTTGGTCAGCTTTGCGTTCAATGTTGGGCTAGGCACCCTGCAACGCTCGACCCTGCGCCAGAAGCACAACCGAGGCGACTTCCAAGGCGTCAAGGAAGAGTTTCTGAAGTTCACCAAAGGCGGCGGCAAGGTGTTGCCGGGCTTGATCAAGCGACGCAACGACGAGATCGCGCTTTACTTCATGGAGCCTAAGTGAACCCGTGGTTGATTCTAGCCGCCGTGTTGGCCGTGGGCGCTGCAGGCGGCGCTGGCTACGTCAAGGGGCGCGGTGACGGTCAGGCAAAGGTGCAGGCAGCCTGGGATGCCGAGCGCATCCAGCAGCAGGAGGCGCACAATCAGGCGCTGCGGGAGTCGATTGAGAAACAGCAGGCGCTGCAGTTGGGCGCCGACCAACTAAGACAGGAGGCCGATCGTGAGAAACGTGAGCTGGCTGCTCGCAATACTGCCCTTACTAACAGCCTGCGCAACAGGCCGGAGCGGCCCACCACCGAAGTCGGTGCCGTGCGCAATGCCGCCGGTGCTGGATCAGGCGGTTGTACCCCAAGAGAGCTTTACCGACAGGATAGCGAAGTGGTTGTCGGACTCGCCAGAGAAGCCGACGAAGTCCTCATCGCGTTGAAACAATGTTATGCCCAGTACGACGCCGTCCGCCTCAAACTAGGCGGCGGCGCAACTGCTGGCAAATGACGCGGTCACGCGTCGTCATCCAGACTGTCGTGTCCTTCGTCGTGCATTCAGCCGGTGTCGGCCCCTTGGGTTCGGGCAAGCCGATGGCAAGAAAAGTAAACGTGGCCACCGCGATGGCCGCGTAGTACACCACCACAAGGTCTTTCATATCCGTAGCAGCCTCCCAAGCAGTTTGGTCACCGGCGACTCTTGGTACGGCTGGATGCCTAGCATCACGTCTTGCACGAACCGCTCTTCGGGCGTCGCAGGCTTCTGATAAAACTGCGGCGTGTAATGCGAACCGATTTTAGGCGGGTCTTCCTTGATAAAGTAACCATCACGAAGCATCGTCTTTCCTCCTATCTTCATTTGCACGGCGCGCGTTGACTGCTTTCTTTTTTATTAACGCTGCCTCTTCCTTAGTATAAACAGGTTCTGCGCCGTTGGCCGTTGCTTTTAGCCACACCTCGGCGGTGTAGGCGCCTGCTCCGCACGCCTTGCACTTGCGCTGGCGTCGCAGGCCACCGGCCATCTTGATGACGTTGACGACGTAGGTGCGTTCACTGCACTGCATACATTTCATGGTCGTACCGCCTTGGCCATGATCTCGATCCGCTCCCGTGCGTCACGCAGGGCGCAGTACCGCTGGTGCAGGCGCTGCAGGATCGAGCTGCGGCGCTCGGTCATGGACTCATGCGTCAACAGCGCGAACACCTCCTCCTCGGTCAGGGTGGGCAGTTTGTCATTTAGACTGCGCCAGCTTAGTTTTTTCATCTTCAACCTTTTGTTCAATTTCCACTACCTTGTCAACTGCACGCATCCAAGCGCGCGCCATTTGGTTGTACTGCCTAGTAACCTGGCGCTCTTCGGTCTGCGCGGCCTTGAGTTGGGCTTTCCAGTAATCAATTCTTTTCACGTTGTTCGGCCTCCAGTTCGCGCAGGTCGTTGGCGACGTCCGACACGCCATGCCAGTCGCTGCGGGCGATCATGACGTGCAGATAGTCGATCAGAATCTCGCGCTGTGTTTCGTATTTAGTAAAGTCAGTCATCGTATTGGCTCCATTTTAGGTTGTGCTGCGGTTAAAGTTGATCGAGTAAATTGTGTTAACGGCATGATGCGCTGGCTGCCGTCGGCCATCTCGATGTGCGCAAACCCTTGCGCGGACGACCAGCAGCCGTAGTAGGCACGCTGGCGACCGTCGATGTCGAACATCAGCAACCGGCCCCGGCAGGCGTCAACGCGGTCTTGCGTTAACACGGTCTGCACGCTAATGTCGTTGGTGTAGGTTAGGTACCCAGGCTCGGCGGCGACGGGCGCTGCCAGTAGTAGTAAGAGTAACTTCTTCATTTCAACGCCTCCATCGCTATGTCTGAGATTGCTCGTTTGTCATGCAGGGCGGCCCAGATTTTCTCGTCGACCGTTTTCTGTGCCATAAGGATATACACCCATACCTCTCGCAATTGCCCGGAACGATGCAGACGTCCGACGGTCTGCTCGTACAGCTCAAGGGACCACGGTAGGGATATAAAAGCAATGCAGCTTCCTCCGTGCTGTAGGTTGAGTCCGTGTCCCGCGCTTTTCGGGTGAATGGCCATAAGCTCGACCAACCCATTATTCCAACGCGCCGCCGCGTCAACGTCATCCAGCGTCTGAACCTGCGGATAGCGACGCTTAATCTCTGCCAACTCTTCCTGAAACTGATAGACCAATAAGGTGTTCGCACGTTGGTTCTCCTGTAGTAGTTCATCCAACCGATCAAACTTGTGACTGCTAAACCAGACCGCCGTCTTGCTCGAGGTAAACTTACCTGGCACGGCAGATGCGGTGCGCTGGCTGTCGTACGCAAAGCCAGAAGCCATCTGCTGCAGTTTGCTGGTGACCGCTGCAGCGTTTGCCGCCAGTATCTCAGCGGTCGGGAACTGCACCACGAAGTCTTTCTTCATCTTCTCGTATGGTGCGCGGTCGTCTAGTTCACACCGCAGCTCAACGACGTGGCAGGGCGGCAGCTTGTCCTTGTAGTCGCCCGGCTCCAGCAAATACGTCGCAGGCTTGATGCGCTCCATGACTAACTGCAATGCGCCTGGGCGCGGCATCCACTCGCCGAAGTCGCGGTTCATACATACAAAGTATTGTTGCAAGAAGGCGCCTTTGGCACGGCCTAAGAGCTTCTCGTCGACGATCTTGCACTGCCCGAACACGTCCTCTAAGCCGTTGCTGGTGAACGATCCGGTCAGACCCCAGCGAATCTTGAACTGGTCGATGACCTTGTGCAGCGCCTTAAAGCGTGCGCCGGAGGGATTCTTGAGCTTGGTCAGCTCGTCAAACACGATCGCATCAAAGTCGGACAGGTCTTGCTCGGCCAGCCAGCCGATGTTGTCGTAGTTGATAATGATGATCGGCACAAAAGAATTTAACGCTGCCGTGCGATCCTTTGGGCTGCCCACGGCCACGCGGTAATCCAAGTCTGGCGCCCATTTCGGGGCCTCAATCGGCCAGACATCCGTGCAGACACGTTTGGGCGCCAAGACTAGAAAACGACGGGCGTAACCGTCTTCGATCATCGCCTGCATGGCGGTCAGCGTGATCGCGGTCTTGCCAGCGCCCACGGGTGCTAAGATCATCGCCCGATCGCGCTCGTACAGGAAGTCAGCCGCTTCCTCCTGATAAGGTCTAAGCTGCATCTTTGCCCCATCTATTGGCGTGTTTTCTCATCTCGGCCATGTGTTCTGGTGTGCGTCGCCCTCCGGCTAATTCTCCAGTGTCAACGACTTTTTCGTGCGTTGTGAATCGTATTTTGCAGCCATCGCAAATGTGCCGCCGCCTAACATGCGATTTAAGTTGGCGTGTGTCCATCACCGTCGACCGAGAATTACAATTAGGACATTTCATCTCTGTTTAATCCACTCATCGATTTGCTCCTTTGACCATAAACAGGCGTAGTTTTGTTTTAGCAACAGTACGTCGTTGCGGAATATTTTTTGTAACTCTGACAATCGTCCGGCTTTGGTTTTCAATTCGACAAACCACGTTGACCCATCAGGCAGACAAGCGATGCGGTCACTCACACCGCGCTGCGTTGGCGACTTAAACTTGTACGTTCTGCCGCCAGCGCGCTCGACTGTCCAAACGAAGTACTTCTCAATTTCTTTTTCTAACATGGCGCAAATATAAAGGCTAAAAAAGTATTTGACAAGGATTATTTTACGGACTACAGTCGAGGCTCAAACACTAAACGGAGGTACAGTGCAACACTCATCTATCGTCGGCGGCTCCACCGCCAAACGCGTCATCAACTGCCCGGCGTCGGTCGCTCTGTGCGCCAAGATGCCGCCCAAGCCCTCTAACGAACACGCCGATCGTGGCACGCTCCTGCACAATGTGATCGCTGAGTTGCTGGAGTTCGACAAGAAGCCCGAGCAGTGCATCGGCGCCACATACAAAGATCAGGTACTCACACAGGAGCTAATCGATGAGAAAATTATTCCCGCTCTCGCGGCCCTCGATGAAATTGATCCAGAAAAGCGAATGGAGTACATGGTTGAGACTCGCGTTGGCTTTGGTGATTTTCTACCTGATGTTTTCGGCAGCACTGATCTGCTTGGCCGCCGTGATAACCGTGCATTCGTTATCGATTGGAAGTTCGGTGACGGGGTAGTCGTTGACGCCGTTGAGAATCCGCAGTTGCTGTTCTACGCAGCCGCTGCCATGCGTACCGAAGCCGCCAAGTGGGTGTTCGAAGGTGCTGACGAGATCGAGTGCATCATCGTGCAGCCACCGATGATTAAACGCTGGGTGACGACGTTTGAGCGTGTGCGTGAGTTTGAGCAAGAGCTGCTGTACGCTGTGCGACTGTCCTCTTGGCCAGAACCACCGATGCAGACCGGCGACCATTGCCGCTGGTGTGCAGCCAAGCCGATCTGCCCGCAGATGACTGGCGCAGTTGAGCGCGCGTTGAAGGTGCAACTGGTGAACCTGCCTGCTGAGCAGATCAGTCAACAGCTACAGCAGGCGGACGCGATCGAGGACTATCTGCGTGACCTGCGTGCGTTAGCGTTTCAGATGCTTGAAAACGGACACCCGGTGCCAGGTTACAAACTAGTCGCCAAACGTGCGACGCGTCAGTGGGTAGACGAAGCAAAGATCGAAGCATGGGTCGACGCGAATGCTATTGAAGGCGCGTACGAGCCGGTAAAAATAAAGTCGCCTGCACAGCTCGAGAAGACGCTGAAAAAGGCTAAAATAGAATTTCCCGCTGAGATGGTCGTTGCTATCTCTTCGGGCGATACGTTGGCACCGGACTCTGATCCGAGGCCAGCGGTGTTGCAAATCGGGAAGCAGTTAACTGCAGCCCTCTCTAAACTTCAATAAGGAAATAGTCATGTCCAATATCGTAACCTTCAAAGGCGCTAACCTGCCTGCAGTATCTACCCTCTCTACCGCACTGCGTGCGCTCGAGACTGAAGTCGGCCCAGCTGGCGCGGTCATCCTTAAAATGGATAAGACCGGTCACTGGGTGTTTGGTGCAGACCAAACCGAAGTCGAAGCCGATTCGACTTGGGCCATCAATCCGTTTTCTTTCGTGCATGGTTACATCGCATGGGGTGACGGTGAGGTCTTGGGTGAGAAGATGGCGCCGGTCACCGATCCTCTGCCTGAAATTGACGTCGCTCCCGGCGGCGCTAAGAATGGATGGCAAAAGCAGGTCGGCATGTCGTTGAAGTGCGTCTCTGGCGAAGACCAAGGGATGGAAGCACGCTACACCGTCACGTCAGTGGGCGGCAAGAGTGCGGTCAATACGCTTGCAGTGGCTATTGCGCAGCAAGTTGAGAAAGACCAAAGCAAGCCGGTGCCGATCGTGCGTCTGAAGAAAGACCACTATCAGCACAAGTCGTACGGTCGCATCTACACGCCAGTGTTCGAGCTGGTGACGTGGGTCGGCATGGACGGCGAGCGCGATGAAGCGCCTGCAGAAGAAGCAGCGCCTGCTGCCGAGGCTGCACCAGCACGTCGTCGTCGCGGTTAAGTAACACGGGCCCAAAGCGGATGCCGGAAGCTGGAACGCACCACCAGCATGAGAAAGCCGGACGCAGCGAGTAGGCCCACCCTTTCTATGGCTCTGGTCATTTTGATGTCAGGTACCCTTGGTCGGATCTGCCTGACAGCGGTCGAATGACCGGAGCCACCCTCTCTCATGACTATGTCTATTCTCTGGATTGACTTCGAAACTCGGTCGAGGTGCGACCTCACCACTCGAGGAGTCTATAACTATGCGCAAGACGGAACCACCGATGTACTTTGCATGTCCTACGCGTTTGACGACGACGAGGTTGTTACCTGGACTCCCGACATGCCATTTCCCGATGCTGTTCGCCAGCACACGGGGCAGATACGCGCTCACAATGCGGCGTTCGAGCGACTCATATTCTGGTACGTTTTACAGTGTGACTTTCAACTCGAGCAGTTCTACTGCACCGCTACTCAAGCGCGTGCTAACTGCCTACCGGGCAGCCTTGAAGATGTCGGACGCGCCATCAGCAGCAACATGCGCAAGGATCATCGAGGATCGCAACTTATTAGACTTCTATCAGTACCTCGTGCTGACGGCACCTTCAATAATGACCCGGCCTTGATGGCCGAGATGATCGCGTATTGCGAGCAGGACGTTCGCGCCATGCGTGCCATTTCCAAGGCCATGCGCGACCTGTCAGACGACGAGCTTGCCGACTACCATGTCAACGAGCGGATTAATGATAAAGGCGTGTTGCTTGACCTGCCGCTCTCGCAGGCCGCGATCAGCTACGCGTCGCAAGAGACGGACGACATCGAGCGGATCGTCGCCGAAGTGACCGAGGGTGCAATCGCCTCCGTGCGTAGCCCGCGTATGCGTGAGTGGGTGTTGGAGCGTGTGGGGCCGCAGGCGAAAGAGATGATGGTGGTCTACAAAGACGGCGAAAAGAAGTACAGTATCGATAAGGCTGTTCGCGCTAATTTGCTTAACTTTGCAGAGGAAAACCCCGATGAGATTCCGGCCAATGTTGCGGACGTCATTCAATGTGCGGACGACCTCTGGGCGTCTTCGGTCGCAAAGTTCAGCCGCCTTGCAGCTCTCGCGGATGTTGAAGACCATCGCGTACGGGGCGCATTCGTTTTCGCTGGTGGATCAGCCACTGGACGGGCATCAAGCTACGGCGCCCAGGTTCACAACTTCACTCGTAAGTGCGCCAAGGAACCTGACGCAGTACGCCACGCTATGGTGCGAGGCCACAGCGTCATCCCAAGATTTGGAAAACGCATTACAGATGTTCTCCGGGGAATGCTCCGGCCCGCACTAATCCCTGCGCCCGGACATTCCTTCGTCGTCGCCGACTGGTCAGCCATCGAGGCACGCGTCACGCCTTGGGCGTCCGCTGACCCGCAGGCCGAGTCGGTGTTGGACGTGTTCCGCCAAGGTCGTGACATCTATAAACGTGAGGCCGCAGGCATCTACCGGATGCCCGAGGAGGACATCGGCGACGAGTCCGAGGAGCGCCAGATCGGCAAGGTCGCGATCCTGTCGCTCGGTTTCGGTGGCTCGGTCGGTGCGTTCTCGGCGATGGGCCGCAACTACGGCATCGTGCTGCCCGAGTCGGATTCCCGCCGGATCGTTGACGCATGGCGTCGCGCTAATCCGTGGGCGGTGCGCTACTGGGGCAAGCTCGAGGAGGCGTACACACGCGCGCTACGCAACCCGGGGCGCGAGTTCCCGGTCGGGCGCATCACCTACATGTACGACGGTCAGCACCTGTGGTACGCGCTGCCGTCAGGGCGCATCCTATGCTATCCATTTGCTAAGTTTGAGGGCGACGAGATCACCTACGTCAAGGCGGCATGGAAGCCTGCAGCGGATGCGAAGGAATGGCCGCGAGCGCGCTTGTGGCGGGGACTCGCCTGTGAGAATATAACGCAGGCAATCGCGCACGACTTGCTGCGGCATTCTTTACGCCAACTTCCCGAAACAGTCCTACACGTTCATGATGAGATCGTCCTCGAGGCCGCTGACCCTGAAGCATCTAAGCAGCGGCTAGTCGAGGTCATGTGTACGGCGCCTGCATGGGCGCAAGGGTTGCCGTTGAAGGCAGGCGTTAAAGTAATGGAGCGGTATGGGAAGTAGTTGCCAAAATAAAAAAGCCGCCTGGCGGGGCGGCTCAACCAAATGGAGGGGTCACTTGGAATTTCTTGATTATTACACAAAACTCGCGCCGGAAGGCGAGACGGCGCTCATTGTGCGCCAAAAGCCACAACTAAAAGACGGTGAGCTGCAGTTCCACGCCGATGGCGCGATCAAATGCACTTGGCCTGCTGCGCTGCCGGACGCGCGCAAGATCAAGCCTGATCAGGCATGGTACGGCAACACGGCGTCGTTTATCGTCGACCGCTTCACCGAGGGCAAACCGTCGGCCAGTGCCGCTAACTGCGAGTACGTCTTGGTCATGGTGCTGGACGACGTGGGCGACCCGATCAAGGCGCCGAAGACGCCGCAACTGCCGCCGACATGGATCATCGAGACGTCCGCCGGATCGTTCCAGTGGGGCTACACGTTCAGCCTAGACGATCAGCCAACCAAGGCCGAGTACGCTGCAGCCATCAAAGCAATCGCTGACGCGGGCTACACCGACCCAGGCGCTTGCAATGCCGTGCGCAACTTCCGCCTGCCGGGGTCGATCAATCTAAAGCCCGGACGCGACCGGTTTGCCGCGCAGCTAGTCGAGTTCCACCCCGACCGCGAGTACAGTCTGACCGAGATATGCGACGCGCTTGGCGTGACACCTGCGCCTGCCGAGTCGCTTGGTGTGCGCCCGATCCGTTTGTCGGATGATGGCGCTGACGACGTGATGGCGTGGCTCTCGGGTCAGGGGCTATTGCTGTCGCTACCGAATCCTGCAGGCTGGGCAGGCGTCATCTGCCCGAACAGTGCCGAGCATACCGATGGCAACCCGGAAGGGCGCTATAGCCCGGCTACGCGTTCCTACTGCTGCCTGCACAGCCACTGCATCGACTTAGACTCCAACGTGTTCTTGGATTGGGTTGCGGCCAACGGCGGCCCAAAGCACGCGCCTGGGCTGCGTGACGAGCTGCTCGCGCAGACGATGAGCCACACGCTGTCGCAGCTGACGCCCACCGAAGCGTTCCCCGACGCTGCAGCGCAAGTAATCGCCGATGTTGAGAAGAAGCAGCGCGACCGTGTCGAAAAGGCCGACTGGTATACCCGCTATGCGTATATCGAGTCCGAGGATGCGTACTTCGACCTGCATGACCGCCGGGAAGTCGCGCGCAGTACGTTCAATGCGCTCTACCGGCATGTGACCTGTTTCTCGATTCACCCGAGCCGCTACAAGCGCCGCATCGAGGCGTCCGTCTGTTTCGATGAAAACCGCCAGAAGCTAGGCGCGCTCACGTTGGCGGGCATCACCTATGCCGCAGGCGAGAGCGTTCAGGTGGCGCGCGAGGGGCAAGTGTACGGTAACCGCTGGATTGATCACCGACCGGCGGCGGCTACTGGTAACCCGCGCGTCTGGCTCGAGCATGTCGAGCGGATGATTCCTGAGTCGTCCGAGCGCGAGCATGTGCTAAACGTGATGGCTTACAAGCTGCAGAATCCGAATAAAAAGATCAATCACGCAGTACTGCATATCGGTAACCCGGGCTCCGGCAAAGATACCCTATGGCAACCGCTGTTATGGGGCATCGGTGGCGAGTCGCTCGCGAACGTGTCAATTGTGCGTAACGAAGAGATCATGAGCCAGTGGGGCTACGCGCTCGAGTCTGAGGTAATGGTGTTCGAAGAGCTGCGACAGGCCGAGGCCAAGGATCGCCGGGCGCTCGAGAACCATCTAAAGCCGATCATCGCTGCGCCGCCCGAGTTCCTGCAGGTGAACCGCAAGGGCCTGCACCCGTACCAGGCGCTGAACCGCATTTTCGTGCTTGCTTTTTCGAATGAGCGCGTGCCGCTATCGTTGCCGTCGGACGATCGGCGCTGGTTCGTCACCTACTCAGACGCGCCGAGAATGGCCGAGCGTGACGCGCAGGCGATATGGGATTGGTACGCCGCCGGTGGCGTGGCCACGGCCGCAGGATGGCTCTATCAGCGGGACGTGTCACGATTCAACCCAGGGGCCGCGCCACCGCTGACTGAGGCGAAAATGATCATGGTCGAACAAGGGCGCTCCACCGCTGAATCGTACCTTGTGGACATGATGCGCGCGCGCTTGGGTGAGTTTTCGACAGGCGTTGTCGCGAGCCCGTTCTACGCGCTTTGCGAGCGTATTGTGCATGGCGCGCCGTCAGGGGTGAAGATACCGCAGGCGGCGCTCTTGCACGCGCTCAAAGAGGCGGGATGGGTCGACATGGGGCGCTTAAAGTCGCGCGAGTATGACGCCAAAAAGCACATATTCTGCGCGCCTGAGATGGCCGATACACCGAAATCAGAACTCAGGCGCATGGTGGAGCAAGTACCGGTTCCGGCCGCCGTTCGCTTGGTCAAATAAAGAAAAACCCGCCGAAAGGCGGGTCAAAGGGTAAAACGCGCGGGAGAGTGGCGCGCGCTATAAACCTAGCACAATGGCGAGCGCGGCCGCAAGTAGTAATCCTAACAGCGCAAACATTAGCCGCCCCCCGACAGATAATCGGCCGCGTCCGCCTCAAGCGTTTTTACGGCGGAGTCGCGCAACAGCTCAGATAGGTCAGTCGAATCACCGCGTACGTGAGCTCGGATCAGCCAAGCGGTGGCTGGCCAGCCCACGCTCGGGTCTGCCGGTTCGAAGTCATACCAGCACGTCAGCTGTACGTCCCCGAGCTCCTGCTCCACGCGCTCGAGATAATGGGCATAGGAACGGCCGTTAGAACCGGTTACTGCAGCGGTGTCAGTCATCATTAAAAAACCTCGCATAGTGGGATTGTGGAGTCGTACTGCGCGGTATTGCCGAAATTGAGGTTGTCATACTTGACGCGCGTCAAATTGTTCAATTCGTCGAATTGCCGCACATATTCGGCCGTGGTGAGGTCTGCGCGGTGCGGAAATTTCCGGATATCTTTGGGTTTCTTTGGCTTGTACGGCTTGCGGGCCGCTTTGGCGAGCTCGATAGGGTCCCGATCAAATTTCACTTTGTACGTGGTGCCGTCGATAATTATCGTTTGCATAATTCGACCTCCATCAAGTAAGTATTCAGCAGCTGCAGCGCATGCTCGGCGCTTGCCAGGCCTTCGTCAGGCTCGCCCATGTTATAGAGCGCGGCCGCTAGGGCCGCTTGCGCGCGCCAGAGTAATGCTTCATTCGTGCCATTGAGCGCGGCCGTTTCCTGAGCGCCGATGAGCGCCTCTTTTAATTTACCCATTGTTTACCCTCCGTTTAAGTTTAGATTGTGCAGCAACCGCAACAAGGCGCGTCGATACACCGGCCGCGCGCGTTGCGGTAATAGTCACGCGGGCCATGCTCGCCGATCAGCGTCACGGTATCGATTCGGGCCGCTTTGCGCTCCAATAGCACCGAGCGGCCGCGCGCCCATTGGATAACATCCCCTGGCAATATGCGCGCGCCAGTGGCCGCGCAGAATCCGTCATATTTCGCTGTGATCGTTTTCATATTAGGCCGCCTTTTGCATGAAAAATACTTTTTCCGCTTTTTTGGCGCCGGATCCGTGGGCCAAAAATCCGATGATCGTCGGCCGATCCGAGCGCGCGCACAATTGACAATCCGCGCAGCTAATATCGTCGCGCAGCTGCGCGGGACACGTGACAACCAGGCGGCCGGCCGGCGTGCGGTTTTTAGCGCCGGCGTCGATCGGTAGAATTGTGACGACGGGGCCGGCGCCGGTATCGGCGAGCGCGTCGGCGTGCGTCAAATCATTGGCCGATAAATTGATAGTAAAGCCGGCCGCATTGGCCGCTTTAATCTGCGCCAGGTTGTCGGCCGTCGCCGGCTTGTGAGTGTAAGTAAAGCCACGGCGGCCGGCGTTGGCGTTGACTAGCATTTCGAGCGCGGCCGGATTAATCGAATTGTCTAAGCCTGGTAAATCGCCGGCTTGATTGTGACGCCATAATTGGCCGACCGGTAGCGCGGCGATAACGTCGCAGAAACTTTGCCAATCCAGGCCGCGCTCGCCGGCCGTGACAGCGCGCCAATGCAGCGCAAGCGGGCCGCCGTCGGCGTAACAACCGCCGCTTTTAAGCGGGCACGCGCTCGGACACGATAGGGCCGACGTCGTCGAAACAGGTATCGGGCCGGTTTTTACGTTAGCTGATTTCAGCGTTAAATGTACGGTTTTCATTGCGCGGCCCCTTGTGCAATATTGGCCGCGATCGCCGGCGTGTAGCAGAGATATTCGCGGACTTTTGACCGGCGCTCGCGCGCGACGCGGTTACGCAGTTTCGGATCCGCGCCGAATCGTGCGTTATATGCATTTATGAATCTGGCCGCGTCGCAGTCCTCCTCAAGATACACAAACCCGTCGCGGTAATATGAATAAGCGGAAATGTCGCCGGCGATATTCAATTCGAGCAATAGCGCAACGGGTACTTTGATCCAGCCGTGGCCTGGATCCTGAATGTAATCAAATGTTTTCATGGTCGGATCACTTTTGAGAAAAGTTAAAAAGAAAACAAAACGTAGAAAAAGGCCCACATGATCAGCGCGCCGAGCGCGCCGCCGAGCATTTCGAGAATTGTTGGTTTATCGCTCATATCAAGCTCCATTCATAGACAGTTGCGCCGCGATCTTTTTTGCATCTTTCAAGCGAGTACAGCTCCAATAAAATTTACCGTCATACATTACATGCCAACTATTGCTTAGCGTATTGCTACGAAAACCGTAGCTTGAAATTTTGATAATAGCTACGCTACCGTTTTCGTAGACTGTTTTTTCGTCTTGCATAACTTCTCCTCTTAGCTAACTAACTTCAGTTGATTGACGCCGCCGCGAATGCCGATGAGCATTTGAATCATTACGTGCTTTTGAAACCATTGAATGGAGTCGACGTTACTCGCAAAGACATAAACCTTATCGCCGAGTTCCTGAACCTTGAACTCGAGCTCGCCGTCAATACGGTGGCCAAGCTTCCATTCAATCCAGTTTTTAGTCGCTACCGTTTCGAGTGTTTTTGCTTGCTTGGTGTTCATTTTTTGCCCTTCTGCCTAAAATTTAATCAGCTAATCTGTAAGACAATGTTTTGCTGCTGAAACCATTATAGTGACTGAATCGGAAATGTCAAGGAATCTTTTACACTTTTTTTGGGTTTTTTGTGGACTGCGTGGACAAGAGTGTGGACAACGAAAACGGCCGCGATTGTCCACGTCACATTCAAGGGACGGTGCGGCTTTTGGCTATTTGTGGACAATGTGGACAATAAAATCTGTTGAACTATAGGAACTTAAAAATGTTATCTATATGGTAATAGATTGTCCGGCCACGTGTGCGCTCTCGCACGCGCCGCGATTTTTTTCCCCTCTGTAGATTGTCCACATTGTCCACATAGCTTTTTGGCAACATTTTGTCCGGTCAAAAGTTATCCACAGATTCGGTTCTTTTTTGATAACACTTTTACGTCCGCGCGGCCGCCGGTTCGTGTGGACAATGTGCGTGACCCACACCCATAACCTTACAAAAAATAAGTTTTTGTGGAACACTAGTCTGCTATGTTTCACGCCTGGCTAATAGCTTGACCCTATTTGACATAATCCGTTAGCTTTTTGGCAACCAGCTCGAGGCAGGGGGGTGGGGGTCCGCGGCCGGCCGGTCACGTCCACGGAGGTGTTGCACAAAATTTTTTATTTTTTTAAAAAACCCGCTACTATTCAGGCATGGGTATACATTCGTTACCGCTGACGGTTCGCAAACTAGAGGCCACGGAGTCGCGCCTACAGTCCATCTACGACGCAGCTAAGCTCGGACTGAAGGGCGACACACTGGCGTTAGCTGCAGGCATGTTGCCGCAGGAGTACCGGCACCTCTGCGAGATGGATCCGGTAGCGACGATGGCTGAGCAGAAGGGGCGCGCTGACGGCGAGTTGGAGGCGTCTGCGCTGCTGCACGACGCCGCCCGTAATGGTGACGCCAAGGCGGCGTTAGCGATCCTGCAGCACGCCCACGGTTGGACGGCGCGTCAGGAGATCAGCGTCGACGTCACGAACAAGATCAGTATCACCCAGGCGCTGCAACAGGCGCAGTCCCGCGTCATCGACGGGCTGATCACGGAACAGAAGCCGGAGTATCTAGAACATGCCAAACAACAAACTCGCGTCCACGCCAGCTAACAACCTAATCGGGCTGGCGCCGTACGGTATGCGTTACGCTGGGGAGTCTGGTCTGGACGAACTGGTGCTGCCCAAGGGCAAAGGTTTTATGGGCGCTATTCCGACGGCCACGGGCGGCAAGATGACTGAGCTGTCGTCGGCGTTTGACTACAACGGCAAGCTGGTGTCGCACCCGCTGGTTGTGCCGACGCTGACTAAGGACGAGCTGAATCTGTTGAAAAACCTGAAAGATGACGAGCAAATCCCCGAAGGGATTTACCGCAAGGCGCAGGCGCACGCCATCTCGCGGTTGGAGCGCGGGCTGAACCCGTTTGCTGGCCCGACCGAATTACGTTACCCGCAGCCGCAGGATTAACTAATGGCGCAACAGCCGATCTATGACGCCGAGGGCGAGCAGTTACTGATGACCCGGCTGTGGGCGCCACAGCTCGCAGATGACCCCGAGGCGTTCGTGCTGTTCGCCTTCCCGTGGGGGCAGCCCAACACACCGCTCGCTAAGTTCAAAGGCCCGCGCACCTGGCAGCGCAAGATACTGCGCCGGATCGCCACGCACATCAAGACAAACAAAGGGCAGGTCGACATGGACGCCTTGCGCACTGCGGTTGCGTCCGGGCGAGGCATCGGTAAGTCGGCGCTGGTCAGTTGGCTGGTGTTGTGGATGCTGTCGACCCGCATCGGGTCTAGTGTGATCGTGTCAGCCAACTCAGAAGCGCAGCTCCGCTCGGTCACATGGGGTGAGTTGACTAAGTGGCAAGCGATGATCATCAACAGCCACTGGTGGGAGATTAGCGCAACAAAGCTGATCCCGGCGAAGTGGCTAACTGAGTTAGTCGAGCGAGACTTGAAGAAGGGTACGCGCTACTGGGCAGCCGAGGGTAAGCTGTGGTCGGAAGAGAACCCGGACAGCTACGCCGGTGTTCACAACCACGACGGCATGATGCTGATATTCGACGAAGCCAGCGGTATCCCGGACGCCATCTGGTCGGTCGGTGCGGGCTTCTTCACCGAACCGATCCTAGACCGGT